ATTGCTACTCTATTAAATAAGAGCCAGGCTCAAGTAAAGAGAGTGATTAAACAGAGCGAACTAATGCTCAAGGCTGATCGCCGATTGGCTTCTTTAAACGAAAAAGAAGTTGAAATAGCTAAGGATATTAAGAGAACAAAGACTTGGCAGCAGTTAACAGAAGAACTTTCGCCCAATGAGTTGCTTTATTATGAAGAAAAGTACGCTCAGTATATGGCTCAGTTCAAAGATGATGTGTTAGTGACCGAACAAACTCAAATTTCTCTGCTTATAAAGTTTGAAATTATGATGCACCGTAATGCGAAAGCAAAATACAGTGCAGCACAAGAGATAGCTAGGCTTGTCTCTATGCAAAATGACTATCTTTCTACTTTTCCAGACCGTTCTGCAATGTCAGAACAAGACAGAGAGTATGTTTTATCGCTCGAAGCACAGATTCAGGCAGCAAAACAGGCAGAGCAAGCACGATCTAGTGAGTTCATTAAGCTTGAAGAGAAGCATCAGGCACTACTAAAAGACCTAAAAGCCACTAGAGAGCAGAGAGTTACAAGAATTGAGTCGTCAAAACAGAGCTTTTTAGCTATTATCAAGCAGTTACAAGACGAAGAGAACAGAGAACTTATGGGGCGACACATGGAAATCATGAAGCATGTGTCATCTAAGGAGATGGAAAGACTAGGATCTGCCCATGTTTATGAGGATGGGAACTCCGATTTGCCAATTTTGAACGCTGACACTATGGAAGAACAGAAGGAAAGCACATGAAAGCAGTAATTTTTGGCGTAACAGGACAAGATGGATCGTATTTAGCCGAGCATTTGCTTGAAAATAACATCAAAACAGTAGGTGTTACACGAAGAACATCGTTTGAAAACATTTCTCGCATAAGAAATGCGATGAATTCGTCCGATTTTAGTCTAGTTTATGGCGATGTGACCGATTATCACTCGATTGAGAGCATTTTGTCTGCTGAAAAGCCCGACTATGTCTTCAATTTAGCTGCACAATCACATGTTCGCATATCTTTTGACCAACCAAAGCTAACTTTTGACTCAGTTGCACTAGGTTGCTTCAATGTTTTGCAAGCTTTCAAGGAAATTACTCCTTGGGCGAAGTTTTATCAGGCTAGTTCGTCCGAACAATTTGGAAATATGGTCGAAGAAGACGGAACTCAAGACGAAACTACTCCATTTGTACCAGAAAGTCCTTATGCAGTAGCAAAAGTAGCAGCACACAACTTCGTAAACTGCTATCGCAACTCATATAACATACATGCAAGCTGCGGAATTCTCTTTAATCATGAGAGTCCACGCAGAGGACACAACTTTGTGACCAGAAAAATCAGTTTGTGGGCAGCAAAGTTCATGTATTGTTATGAAAGAGGTCTTCATTTACCTAAATTAAGTCTTGGAAATCTAAAAGCTAAAAGAGATTGGGGTCATGCAAAGGATTATGTTAGGGCGATGAAGCTAATTGTTGATCAAGACAAGCCAGACGACTATGTAGTAGCTACTGGTAACACCCATTCCGTTCAAGATTTTCTAGAAGAAGCTTGCCTTGTTGCAGGAATTGACAACTACAAGCAATATGTTGATATAGATGAGTCTCTTTTTAGACCATCTGAAGTAAAACACCTTCGTGGAAACCCTACAAAGATCATGGAAGTGACTGGTTGGACACCCACCTTCACCTTTGAAGAGTTAGTTAAAGACATGGTTATGTCTGACTATCAACTTTATGAACAGCAAAAAATATAAAGTAATCAAAGACACTAGAGAACAGCTTGGTTGGGAGTTTAACCCAGGTCCATCTTGTGATGGAATGACTATCGCTACACTAAAAACCGGCGATTATTCATTAGAGGGTTTTGAAAATAAATTTGTCATAGAACGCAAAGGTGATCTTAGCGAGTTTTCAAACAACATTACGCAACAAAGATTTCACGACGAGTTATTAAGGCTTGAAGAATTTGAATTACCATTTATAGTTTTAGAATTTACTATGGAAGACATTTACAAATTTCCACAATCGACACAAATTCCGCCAAGTAAGTATAAGTATATAAAAATAACTCCGCAGTTTATTGTCAAAGCACTTTTAGATATAGAAGTAAAGTATAAGACCAAGATTATCCTTGCAGGAAAATACGGAAAAGAAGTTGCATCTAGTTTATTCAAGAGAGTATGTGAGCACTATGGACAAACTAAAGAAAGTTCTTGATAAAGCTTGGATGCTTTCTGAAAAAGAAATTCAGGGCATTCGGCCCGGAGCGGACATTTCGCACATAGAGTCTCTTTTAGATTTGCCAATCGGAACTATTCATCCTTTCAATGTGATGACGCATTATGACAAAGAGAATCCGCATGTGCATCTTTTAAAAATCATGCGTAATCCAGATTATTTTCCTTTTACATGTAAATTATTATTCGATATTGAAATTATGCCGTTCCAGCATTTGATTTTGAAAGAGCTTTGGAATCGCCCCTTCCCTATGCTTATTGCTGGTCGTGGTAGTGGAAAGTCTTTTATCTTAGGTTTATATGCAATGTTACGACTTTTATTTACACAAGGTTGTAAAATTGCAATCGTTGGTGCTGCATTTAGACAGGCCAAAGTTATTTTTGAATACATGGAAAATCTTTGGGTAAATGGACATATCTATAGAGATTTATGTGGAACTGGTCGTGGCAAAAACAATCGTGAACAAGGACCAAGCAGATCAGTAGATCGTTTTGACATGATCGTTGGCGATAGTGTTGGATTTGCACTTCCTTTAGGTAATGGCGATAAGATCCGTGGTCAAAGAGCAAACTATACAATCGCTGACGAATTCGCATCTATTAAAGAAGAAATTTACCAGAATGTTGTTAGGGGCTTCTCATCAGTAGCTGCTTCTCCTGCTCAATCTGTTAAAGATCAAGCAAGAATTAGGTTAATGAAACAACTTGGATTATGGAGTGAAGAAAATGAAAAAGAAGAAAGTAGAACTTTAAGAGCAAACCAAAACATAATCTCAGGAACAGCTTACTATTCATTTAATCATTTCTATAAGAACTGGAACTCTTATCGCACAATCATCAATAGTGGCGGAGATACAAAAAAGCTCGAAGAGTTTTTCCAAGGACCAATACCTGCTGGTTTTAACTGGCGTGACTACTCAATTATAAGAATACCAGTAGAGTTACTACCAATTGGTTTCATGGATCAAAAACAGATATCATCAGCGAAAGCGACAAGTACAAGAGCGAATTACATGATTGAGTATGGGGCGACATTTGCAACTGATTCAGAAGGATTTTTCAAGCGTAGTTTGATAGAGTCATGCGTTGTAGGAAAACCTGATGGTCCATTGTCAGATATTAATTTTTCTGCCTCTTTAGTTGGTGAGCCAGGAATAGAACATGTGATGGCTGTAGATCCAGCTTCTGAAAGAGATAACTTTTCCGTTATTATTTTGGCTTTACATCAAAATACTAGAAGGATTGTCTATTGCTGGACAACGAATAGGGCAGCACATAGAGAAAAATTAAAACGAGGCATAACAAAGGAACAAAACTTCTACTCTTATTGTGCAAGAAAAATAAGGGATTTAGCTAAGTTATTTCCATGTAGAGAGATAGCTATAGATAGTCAGGGTGGTGGTATATCTGTAGAAGAAGCTTTACACGATGACTCAAAGCTCCAATCAGGAGAAGTGGCTTTTTGGAGAACTATAGATCCAGACATTAAGAAAAGAAAAGACTCTGACGATAAACCCGGAAAACACATTCTTAATATGGTTAATTTTGCTGATGGAAAGTGGGTTGTAGAAGCCAATCATGGACTTCGCAAAGATATGGAAGATAAAGTACTTTTATTTCCTTTCTTTGATAGCGTTTCTTTAGGTTTAGCGTTTGAAGATGACAGAGATAAAGGGCGTATTGTATATGACAATTCAGCAGGAAAAGATATACAACTATATGACACACTAGAAGATTGTGTTATGGAAATAGAAGAACTGAAAGACGAACTTGCCAGTATAGTGCATACATTAACTGGTGGTGGTAGAGATCGCTGGGATACTCCTGATTTTAAGGATCAAATTAGAGGAAGCAAAACCAGAAAAGATAGATATTCATCTTTGCTAATGGCTAATATGACGGCCAGACAAATTCAAAGAACTGTAACTCAACAAGAATATACAGCTTTGGGTGGATTTTCTAATACTTTATCTGGCAGAAAAGGAAACAAGTCTATGTATATAGCTCCAGAATGGTTTAACCAAGGTATTAAAAAAGTTGGAAATTATGGAGAAGCAGTTAGGAGAACCGGCGAAGAATAATGGTGTAATTCAATTATGATCCAATTACAATTTAATAAGTAGGATTATCATGAGCGAAAAAAAAGATCTTTTTGTTACTTGGGAAGAAAACAGCCTTGAATCTAAAGAAAAAGCTATAGCAAAAAGCAATAATCAAGGTCATGTCGTAAAGAAGACAGTTGCTTCTAGCAGTTTTAAAAATGTTGAATCCCCAAATATTTCTGTGCGTGAAGGTTTTGATCGTAGGGATTACGATTTTTTTAGACCGAATGAACAAATACCAGTAAAAGACAAAGATATTATGACTGCTTGTATGCAAGCGTATGAGCGTATAGGTATAGTTCGTAATACCATAGATATGATGAGTGAGTTTGCTTGTCAAGGAGTAGATTTAGTACATCCAAACCCAAAGATTGAAAAGTTTTATAAAGAGTGGTTTAAAAAAATTCGTGGTAACGAAAGAACAGAAAGAATACTTAATTTACTTTATCGTGCTGGAAATGTAATTATTAAAAGAGCAACAGCAATTTTAAAACCAGAAGAAATAGATATTATTCAAAAAGGAATGGCAGCTGAAACCAAAAAGAATTTTATTAAAAAACCCAAACAATCAGAAGTACCTTGGGAATATACAATTTATAATCCAACCTCTATTGAGGTATACGGCGAAGAAATTGCCCCATTTATTGGACCAAGAGCTTTTCGTTTTGGCATTAGGGTTACAGAAAATTTTTCAAGGAAGTTAAAAAATCCCAAGTCTGATATTGAAAAAGAAATTATAAAATCATTGCCAACTCAAATGGATGATTATGCTGTTCGTGGCGGTTTTTTAATGCCACTAGATGTTAATAAAACGGTTGCCCTCTATTATAAAAGAGATGACTGGCAAGTTTGGGCAAAGCCGATGTTATATGCTTTGCTAAAAGATTTGCAAATGTTAGAAAAAATGAAGCTTGCTGATTTAGCAGCATTAGACGGTGCTATCAGTCACATTAGACTTTGGAAGTTGGGTTCGTTAGAACATCGTATTTTACCAACTGAGGAAGCTATAAGCAGACTTGCTGATATGCTTATGAACAATGTTGGTGGTGGCAGCATGGATCTTATTTGGGGTCCAGAAATAGATGTTGTTGAAACAAAAACAGATTTAGTAAATTTCTTAGGCGAAGAAAAATATAAACCTATCTTAAACTCTATTTATGCAGGACTTGGTATTCCTCCTTCATTAACAGGATTGCCAGTAGGTTCTGGATTTTCAAATAACTACATTAGTTTGAGAACTTTAATTGAAAGACTTCAGTACGGCAGAGATGTTGTAACTGAATTTTGGGAAAGAGAAATTAAACTTGTTCAAATGGCTATGGGGTTTAAATTACCAGCCCAAATAGTCTTTGATCATCAAACTTTATCCGACGAAGCTGCTGAAAAGAGATTGTTAATAGAACTTGCAGATAGAGATATTATTAGCGAAGAAGCTGTTCAGGAAAGATTTAATCTTATACCAGAAATAGAAAGCGTTAGATTACGCAGAGAACGAGATTATAGAAAACAAGATATGCTTCCTCCTAAAGCTTCACCATTCCATAGTCCACAGCACAAAGAAAGTGTTGAAAAGTTATTTGCTCAATTAGGTATGTTATCTCCAGAATATTTTGGAATAAAAGATCCAAATGCAAGTTTATCTATACAAACAAGTCCAACTAAAAATACAGAAGAGCAACCAAAGGGCGAATCTGGACAAGGCAGACCTCAAGGAAAGACAGATACGCTACCAAGGAAGAGAAGAACTATTAAACCAGCCATGGCATCAGATTTTGTAGATAGACTTAATTGGGCAGAGCAAACCCAAAAAACTATAGCTGAAATTGTACAGCCCGCATATTTAAAAAGTGTTAACAAGAAAACTCTTAGGGATCTTTCTGTTGCTCAAATAAATGAATTTGAACATATAAAGTTTGCTTTGCTTTGCAGAGTTGAACCAGATCAAAAAGTAACAAAAGCTTTTGTTCATAATTCATTAAAAGAAAAAATAGAAATACCTTTTGAAGTAGAAGATTTCTTTAAGACTTGCATGGCTAAATACTTAGAAAAAACTGGAAATTTACCAACATCAGAAGTAACAAGAAAGATACAAGCTTCTGTATATGCAATGCACACAATCGGCTTACAAAAGACCGATAATATTGATAACTCTGCATCGTAGATATCACGAACTAATAGATAATGTTCAGCATATCTATAGATGTAGAATTTTCTTTAAACACAGCCCCATTATTTATATTTTGTGGGCTGATCCAGAAATTTCTAAAAAATGGATTTTAGACGATTTAAAAAAAAGGAAATTGATTCATGATATTATTTACAGAGAAACTTTGGACAAAGTAGGAAATACCAGTTTTTATGAGAGTATAAATTTTAGAAAAGCTTTTCCTATTATTTTTCAAGAACACGGAGATAGTTGCTTTATCATTGTTCATGCTACAGATACAAGGGTTAGTCCAGTTGCTTATAAAATTTTTGAAAAACAAATTAATGATGGTTTTTTAGCATCTGTATTTAAATGGAATAATGACTATTTAGAAGCTTGGAAAACAGCTGTTTTTGCAATAACAAATAATAAACACTCTTGGCCACCAGTATTAAGCAATAATCATAGAGATGTATTAGAATCTGCTTGGCCAAAGTCATTAAGTTATGATATAAAAAATAAAATAAAAGTTAATAAATATTCAGATAATATTTTATTTGAAAGTAAAAATACAACTGAGTATTTACCGGAATTTGAAGACAAACCTCAGTACTGTAATGACACAACATATTTATATATAAATGGTTATATACCTTGGTATAAAAGAATACTTAATTGGTTTGGTGTAATTTTTAAAAGAGGTGAACCATGATTGAAGCATATAAAACAGAAATTGAAGACGGTGTTTCTGAACTTGTTAAAGCAAGTAATTCTATTGCTTTTGATATGGTGGCTTCTGTATCTTCTGCACAAGAACAAGAGTTTGTTAAAAACAAATCTAATAGAACAGTAGCTGAAATAGCAAAAGCAGAAAACAAAAACCAAGAAGACTTATATTATTTAAAGTCTATTTTGGTTAGTACTGGCTGGAATAAAAACGATGATGTTTTTGATTCTCAAGAAATGTGGACTGCTAGAAATACCCCAGAAGACAAACCGTTTAATTTAGAACACAATCAAGATATTATCATTGGTCATATTACTGGTTGTTATCCAGCAGATGAAAATGGATTGCCGATTAATGCTGAATCTGCACCTGAAGATTACAACATTGTTACTTCTGCTGTAATTTATAAAGAATGGGAAAATCCAGAAAAAAAATTACAAATACAAAATATAGTTAATGAAATACCGAAAGGTGGCTGGTTTGTTTCCATGGAAGCTTTGTTTAGCAATTTTGATTATGCGGTTACTGATGGAGCAAGAACTAGAATTATAGCTAGAAATGAAGCCACTTCATTCTTAACTAAATATTTAAGGGCGTATGGCGGTACTGGTGTTTACGGTAACCAGAAGATAGGTCGTGTTTTACGAAATATTATATTTTCTGGAAAAGGACTTGTGCGAAAACCGGCTAACCCCGAAAGCGTGATACTCCAAACCGAAGCAAAAACTATCGATTTGGGGTATGAAAGTCTTGAGACTCCAGAAGTTAAGGAGAATATTTCAATGTCTGAACAGATTGTCGAAAAGGTTGAGGCAACTGAGATGGAAAAGAAGGTTGAAGTAGCTGTTGAAAATACAGTAAAACTTGAATCTGAACTTTCTGAAGCTGTTGCCAAGGCCAATCTTATGCAGCAGGAGCTTGCTAAAGCTACCGAAGAGTTGCAGAAGATGAAAGATGAAAAGAAGAAGAGTGATCGAATTTCTCTTGTTGCAGAAAAGCTTGGCATGTCCAAGACCGAAGCAGAAGAGATTGTCGCTCTTACTAACAACCTTGAAGATGAGTCATTTGCTGGCGTTGTTGCCAAACAGAGTGATTATCTTTCTAAGAAAATGGCAGAGTATGAAGCAGCTGCCAAGAAGATGAATGAAGAACTCATGATGTTGAAGAAGGCAGCAGAAATGATGCCTAAAGAAGACATGAATGAGAAAGAAGAAACTTGCTCCTGTCCAAAAGCAGCTATGGCTGAAGAAGACAAGGCAGAAGTAGTTGCTACCGAAGAAGTTTTGGAAAATGCAGAAGTTAAGGAAGAGGTAGCTTTAAACGCTCCTGCTCTTAATAATGTAGATCCAATTCAGACTGTAGCTTCTCAGATTGCTTCATATCTTGGTGTTGAAATTGAAAACCTTGGCAAGAACGAAGAATAAGGAGAAAAACTCTCATGGCTCTTAAACCAGATCGTAACATTGTTGTAACTGATATTAGCAATATCTGCAATATTGCTATCGAAAAGGGCGAAGTACTCGTTTTCAGCGTTTCCGGTTCCGGTGCGTTGAACGATGATGTAGCTACTGTAACTAGGGCTTCTAATCCTTCCGGCCTTGTTCCAGCTGGTCTTTCTTTGGCCGATATGGTTTCTATTGACATTACTCGTCAGCATAGAAATTGGCACAAAGATGAGCAGCTTCTTGGTGAAAAGCTCCCTCTTCTCACAAAAGGTTGGGTTGTTACCAATAAAATTGCTTCTGGTGTTTCACCAGCAGCTGGTGACTCAGCTTATCTTACTTCTAACGGTAATCTTACCGATACCCAGACCTCTGGTACTCCAAAGGTCGGTCAGTTCCTCGGCGGAGTTGACGCAGATGGGTATGCAAAAGTATTCATTGACCTTCCAATCGTATAATTAGAGAGGAGATAATAGAATTATGAAGACTCCAACTCCAGAAATGGTAAAACTTGCTGAACAGGCTGGTAGCAACAATTATGAAGTTGCTGTAGCTGCTCAGAAAGAACTTGCAAAGGCTCTTACTCTTCCTTTGCGTCAGGGCGTTTTGAAGGGCGATATTCTTGGAAACATCTTTGAACAGGTTGTTTTCCAACCAGGTACTTCCGTAGAATTCCCATTGGATTTCTTGGCTCCTGGTTCTGAGAAGGATTTCATCGCTTATACTATTCCTTCACAGGGTCGTATTCCTGAACGCCATGTAGAAGGCGATTATTTGACTGTTCAGACTTATGAAGTTGGTGCTTCCATCGACTTCTCCCTCAAGTATCTTCGTGATGCTCGTTGGGATATCGTAGGTCGTGCAATGCAAGTTCTCGAAGCTTCTTTTACCCGCAAGAATAACAATGATGGCTGGCATGTTATCATTGCTGCTGGTAAGGGTCGCAACTTGCTTGTAACTGACAGCGTTGCTACCTCTGGATACTTCAGCAAGAGGCTTATTGCCTTGATGAAGACCGTAATGCGTAGAAATGCTGGTGGTAACAGCACCTCGATTAATCGTGGTAAGTTGACTGACCTTTATGTATCTCCAGAGGCGATGGAAGACATTCGCACTTGGGATATTGATGAGGTTGACGACTTTACCCGCCGTGAGATCTTTGTATCTCCAGAAAATGGTTTGGCACAGATCTTTGGCGTAAATCTCCATGAGATCGATGAACTTGGCGTTGGTCAGGAATACCAGCTGTACTATACCTCTACCTTGTCTGGATCTTTGTCTGGCAAGAGCGAGTTGGTTGTTGGTCTTGACCTTGAGAAGCGTGACAGCTTTGTAATGCCTGTTCGTCAGGAAATTGAGATCTTTGAAGATCCTACTTTCCATCGTCAGCGTAGAATGGGCATGTACGGTTTCGGCGAACATGGCTTTGCAGTTCTCGATAATCGTCGTGTTCTTTTGGGTGCTTTCTAATAAAGCTTCCAATATAAAAATCAATAAAGGGTGGAGCGAAAGCTCTGCCCTTTTTTGTTGCATTGATGGATTTTTTATATAATATATTAGTAGGAGGATATACTATGGAAATATGCAGTCCTAGAGTATCAGAAATAAAAGTTGGAACAAAACCATTTAGCAATTTGGTAGTTTTTGACAACGCAAGAAACAAAAGCAATTTAGAAGAAACTGACTTTGGCGGAAAAGTAGTATATATAAATGGAAAAAACAGAAGAGATTTGTTTGAAAGTTTCTTATATGAAGCTTCATCTTTAGACTCTTATGAATATTTTTTATTTTTAGACGGAAAACAAAAACTTTCTAAATTTTTTTATAATAATCTGTCTACATGGAAACCATTAATTAGATATCAAATAGATGTAGCAATTTTAAAACTTTATGTAGGACCAATTTTTCAATCTAGAAGCCCTGACTATAACATTACAAATTTTTTAGAAAAAAATACATTTGGTCCATTTTTATTTTCATCTAGATACATAAAAGATCTATATAAAAATTTTGAAGTAAAAAATAGTATAACAGAAAGCATAAATTCTTTTATGCGTTATTATAGCCTAGTTTGTTTTTGGCCTAAGTTAAATTTACTTTTTGATAATAAAAAAATTGATTTTGATGAACTTGATTTTCCTTTAATTCTTCCAGACGGAATAGATCAATCTTTTATAGCCGATGATTATTTAAAACTTTATCAATTAGCTGATCAAAAAAAAGTTGTTTATGTAGGTTCATCTCCAGCAGAACTTATTGTCTTGGCACAATCGGCTTGTAAAATTATAGCTTTTCCAATTAAAACTAAAATAAATTTTATTGGCACAAAAATTTGGTTAGAAAGATTTGGATTAGAAAAAAGAGTTGAGTTTGTAGATCCAGAAAAATTTAATCCAGAAGATGAATCTTATTGTTTTGTTTATTCATCATACGATGATATAGATAAACTTATGTTTACAAAATATTTAGCTTATTTTCCAAACACAGTATTTTTTGGTCAATCCATAGCTTCAAAAGAAGCTGAATTAAATCAAATGCAACTTATTCCTTATTCACAAGAAATTAAGGTAAAAGCATGAAAAATTTAGATACTGCAATAATAATGTATTATTGGAATCATTTTAAAAGAATATCTTTATTTAGAAATTTTAATGTTTGTTATAATCATATGCTTAAATATGAATGTGTAATTGTTCCTATAGAAATTTCTACAAATAATAGTTTTGACTTAAATATGCAAGGTCTTTTTGCTTTAAAGTCAGATCAATTACTTTGGCAAAAGGAAAGAGTTATAAATTATCTAGCCGAAAAAATGCCAGATTCTATTAAGTATATAGCTTTTATTGATGGTGATGTTTTATTTAGTGATGATAATTGGGTGCAAGAAGCAAAAAATAAATTGGATCAAAAAGAAAATTTATTTATACAACCATTTTCTGATGTTTATTATTTACCAAAAAATCATTATAGAAATCATGGCTTTTATAGTCATAGCACTCCGAGTGTTTCATCGCAAATAATTAAATCAGACGGAAAAGAAAATTACATTAAAACTTTTAATTCAAGTGATTATACTTTTGGTAACCCAGGAATGGCATGGATTACAAAGAAAGAAACACTTTTGAATAATCCATTATATGATAAATGCATTATAGGTGGCGGAGACACTATTAATCTTTTTAAATGGCTTAATTTAAGCCTAGACATAGAAATACCTTTTATAAAAAGAAAACAAGATAGCGTTATTTGTTTTTTAAAAGATATACTAAATAACAAATCTAATGTAGAAATAAATTTTGATTATATAGATCAACCTATTTTTCATTTAAATCATGGCGATAAAGTTAATAGAAAATATATAGAAAGACAAAAAATTTTAAAAGATACTAATTTTAATGTTTCTAAAGACTTAGTTAACGATCAAGGTTTGTATAGATATGTAGGCGACAATAAAGACTTTTTAAAATCAATTGAGAATTATTTCAAAGAACGAAACGAGGATTTAGAATGAAAGATTGCACAATTATAATTGGTTCTTATAGATCTGGAACTAGCGTTATAGCCAAAATATTAAACTCTCTTGGCATAAATATGGGAGAAAGAGAGAATGCAAATGATAATCCAGACTGGTATCCAACAGGAAGTTTCAATGATAAGTACACAAGATATATTTATACAAATCCAAAAAATTACTGGGATTTAAAACTAAAAACAGTTCAACAAGGAAAAATTGGAACAAGATCATTTGAATTTCTAAAAAAAGATGCATGGAATAAGTTCATATCAGAAACTTCAATACAAACTAGTATAATATGGGCAAAAAGAAATATAAACAAAGCCAATATTGAATATTCTATGCTTATGGGCGATCAAGCTTTTCCAGATACTATAGAAAAACAGTATAATACAGCTGAAAATATTTTTAATAATTTTTCAGGCAGAAAATTAATAGTTAATTACTCAGACTTAATGCAAAATACTGAATCTACAGCAAAACAAATAGCTGCTTTTTGTGGTGTATTCTATATAGACGGTTGTATAAATGGAATAACACCAAAATTTTTGGAATAAAAAATGCATTTCAGCAAAAGACCATCAAGAATACAAGATCAAGACGATTTTGTAGGTGTTCCTTCTTCTGGAAATGTCATTAAATTTGATGGCACTAACTTTATTCCAGGAGTTGTTACTGGTTCTCAAGGTCTTCAAGGTATTCAGGGTTCACAAGGCAATCAAGGAAATCAAGGTAATCAAGGTAATCAAGGAAACCAAGGTTTTATTGGTTTTCAAGGTGATCAAGGTTCAATAGGCATTTCTTTCGGTGCTACATCATCTTTATCAACTATATCCAAAACTATTGGACTAAAAACTCTTTCTGTATTATCTATAGATGCTATTAGGGCTGGTATTAGAGTAAGGATAGTAGATAATAATAATACATCTCATTTTTTAGAAGGTCTTATATTATCTACTGATCCAAACACATCGAGCATAGTTGTTGATGTGGATTATGTAGTTGGCACTGGAAGTAGTAATGTTTGGGATGTTAATATAACTGGACAAGTTGGATCTCAAGGCTATCAAGGCGTTAGTTCATTACATATAAATTATTTATTTAGTACATTAACATCTGGTGTTCCAACTCCAGAACAGTTTAGATTAAATAACTCTAATTTTTCTCTTGCGACAATAGCCTTATTTAGTGGTCTAGATATAAATTCTAATAATATTAGTTCTATTTATTCTTTATTAGATGATTCTACTAATTTTGTAAAATCATATATAGTTATTCAACCAATTAATGATAATTCTAAATTTTCTATTTTTAAAATAACATCTTCAAATACAGTTAATAGTACTTATGCTTCGTTTAACATAGAACATGTTAATACATCTTCTGGGTTTTCACTAAGTAACAACCAACAAATTACAATATCTTTACTCCTTGTTGGTGATATTGGTAATCAAGGAACACAAGGTCATCAAGGCTTACAAGGAAATCAAGGTTTACAAGGTCTTCAGGGTCGTCAAGGTTTTCAAGGTCTTCAAGGTAATCAAGGTTTACAAGGATTTCAAGGAAATCAAGGTCTTCAAGGTAATCAAGGACTTCAGGGAAATCAAGGACTTCAAGGTAGTCAAGGCTTTCAGGGTAATCAAGGTTTTCAAGGTAATCAAGGATTACAGGGCAATCAAGGTTTGCAAGGTAATCAAGGTAGTCAAGGTTTACAAGGTTATCAAGGAAGTCAAGGCAATCAAGGACAAACAGGTGCTGGAGTTGAAATAAAAGGTTCTGATACTTGGCAAAATATTTTCAATAATCAAACTGGAACTGCCACTATTGGAGATATGTGGTTACTTACATCTACAGCACAAGGATCTGCTAGTCAATCTTGTCCTAATCCAGACAATGGAACTGCTGCTATTGGAGACGGAGTTGTATACACAGGCACTAGCCCTGTTTATTGGGATAATGTTGGCCCGATTCGTGGACCACAAGGTTATCAGGGCTTACAAGGATATCAAGGTCTTCAAGGCAGTCAAGGTAGACAAGGTCTTGTTGGCTCTATTGGTTTTCAAGGTCATCAAGGTAATCAAGGCAACCAAGGACTTCAAGGTAATCAAGGATTGCAGGGAAATCAAGGTTTACAGGGTAATCAAGGTCTTCAAGGTAATCAAGGATTTCAAGGAACACAAGGTTATCAAGGCTCTCAAGGTTATCAAGGTATTGATGGTCATTATTCAGAATTTATAGGAACTTTTGAAAACGAAACTCATCTTTTAACAACTTATCCGAGTGGTCCTCCAGAAGTTTATCAATGGGCATTTGCTCCAGATGACACAGATCCATTAATTTTATGGGTATATAGATATGATCCAAATTCTATAAATCATTGGGCAAAAGAAGATATAATTCTTACTGCTGGCTCACAAGGGTTTCAGGGATACCAAGGAGAACAAGGTTATCAGGGTTATCAAGGAGAACAGGGTTATCAAGGTGATCAGGGTTATCAAGGAGATCAAGGATTTCAAGGCAGTGAAGCAAGTTTTCCATCTGGTGGATCTACCGGACAAATATTAACATACAATAGTTCTAATCAACTTGTTTGGGTTGATGTAGATGGAGGAACTTGGTAGTGTCATTTACAATCGATCAATCTATAATAAATGCTACATATACAGGCTCTGGAACATATCAAGATCCATATTTAGTTTATCAGGCAAACAATCAACCAAATCCAGGTTATTTTGTATTTTCTTTTAATGCATCAGAGTCTGGTTATTTATTAGCCCAATACTCAGCTTTTGCTCAATTTACTGGTGCTTCTTTAATATTAAGAGTCTATGGTCCTAATGGAACTATAGATTATATTAATGAAACAGCTTCAATGCTTCCTCATGTTTTTTCTTTTTCTTTTCCTATATATATTGATGCTGGATCACAAATTTCAATTATTGCTAATGGAATTGAAGTGGGTTCTAGTGGTAGTTTTTATTTTGTTCCAGATAACTCAGGAGATTGTTTTGCCAATTGGAGCATAGATGTTTCAAGCTCTTCTGCTAGTAATACCCCTAGTGGAGCTTCAATAACTTCAAATAACGGATTTTATTTTACTGGTGGCCCTTATCAACTTTTGACAGCTAGTATGGTTGGTGTTGGTCCGGCAATTAATTTTTTTAATGGTTCTACATGGACTACTTATGATTTACAAGTTGGAGATATATTATCATTTAATGATTTTATTATTTTAAGTGGTGGTTTTGGAGATATAAGTGGAACATATATAATAACTGAATTAATTACATTTAGCGGTGATCAATTTGCAAAACTTGATTGCTATATCAATCCAAATCCTACTACAACAACCACAACTACAACGCAATCACCTCAACAATCTGTTGTTAAGTTTAGATCTTATTTAAATTATCAAACATCATTTAGTTCTATTGGTGGTCCAAGTACAGATTGGCCATATGCTAGTTCTGATTCATTTTCTATGGTTCTTTCTCCATCTGGACCAGGTCCAATTCATTCTCCACTTGAACCTCCAATAACGCCATCTTCAAATGTAACTATAGAGATACTTTCTTATGATCCAGAAACAGGAGATGCATATCCACCATTCGTAACATTAAATATATCTGGTAGTGGTTTAGTTTATAAAGGTAGTTTTAATTATCCAATTTCAGATAGTACATATACAAATTTTAGTCAACCTCCAGAACCATATGTATATCCAATAAATTTAAGTTTTAATGAAAGTTTTGTTGTTCCTACTGGATCTACTTTTTATTTTGATTTTTATTCAAGTTCTTGGATTAGTAATGTTAATTTTAATGTATCAATAACTGCATATAATCAATCTACTACAACTACAACTACTACGACCACAACCACAACTACAACGACTACTACTACAACAGTAGCACCTACGCATACAACACAAGATCCTTATATAGCAATAAAACCAAAAAGATCTTACATAGCTGGATCTATACCAAATTCTGGCGATATGCAAATAAATGAATTTGCTATAAATGTTGTAGATAAGAAAGGTTTTGTTTTAGACAGTAATGGAATTATACATACTATTTTTGAACCAAATAATGCTGGTAATCAAGGACCGCAGGGTTTTCAAGGTATACAGGGTTTTCAAGGTTTTCAAGGTAGACAAGGTTTTCAAGGTAACCAAGGCAACCAAGGGTTCCAAGGTTTTCAAGGTAGACAAGGTTTTCAAGGTAACCAAGGCAACCAAGGGTTCCAAGGTAACCAAGGTAATCAAGGGTTCCAAGGTGATCAAGGTAACCAAGGTTCTCAAGGTGACCAAGGCAACCAAGGGTTCCAAGGTGATCAGGGTAACCAAGGTTCTCAAGGTGACCAAGGTAATCAAGGGTTCCAAGGTGATCAGGGTAACCAAGGTTTTCAAGGTGACCAAGGTAATCAAGGGTTCCAAGGTGATCAGGGTAACCAAGGGTTCCAAGGCGATCAAGGTTCTCAACCTTTTAATTATCTTGGTGCTTATAATAATGGAGTCACATATTCTGTTGGTCAAGCAGTAACTTATGATGGTTCTCTTTATGTAATGAGTAATTACATTGGTGCAGCAGTATACATTCCTCCTGCTTATCCAGGCAATTGGGATTTAGTATTAAGCAAGGGTGATCAAGGTAACCAAGGGTTTCAAGGCTATCAAGGCGAACAAGGTTTTCAGGGTGATCAAGGTTTTCAAGGTTACCAAGGCAATCAAGGTTATCAAGGATCACAACCATTTAATTATGTTGGTACTTATAATAGTGGCATAGTTTATAATGCTGGAGATGCAGTTTCCTATAACGGCCAATTATGGGTAATGATGATTACGATTGGTTCTGCTGGAAATGCACCAGAAGAATATTTTTGGGATATGATTGTTGATCGTGGATCTCAAGGTTATCAAGGCACTCAAGGCTTACAGGGTAATCAGGGATTACAAGGTTTACAAGGAATTCAAGGATCGCAAGGCTCACAAGGTAATGATGGAAATTTCGGCGGTGTAACTGTTGAGTATAAATTTGATGGATTAAATACATCTATAAGCGATCCAGGCGATAATTATATAAGATTTAATAATTCTGATATTTCTTCTGCAACACATTTATTAATTGATGATAATCCAAACAATGCAAATATAGATTTGTCTATCTATTTAAATACAATAGATGATTCAACAAGTACTATTAAAGGTCATGTAAAGATATCTAAAAAGTTTTCACCAAATGTTTTTGCTATATACGCAATAAATTCTTTATCTGATTCTAGTCCAAGTTATTTTGATATAGATGTTTCTTATCTTTCTGGTAGTGGTTCTTTTTCTGATCAAGATGAAGTTTTATTAACTTTCGCTAGAACTGGTGATAAAGGCGATACTGGTAACCAAGGTTTCCAAGGCAATCAAGGATTACAAGGTAACCAAGGTAGTCAAGGTTTCCAAGGTGACCAAGGTGACCAAGGTAACCAAGGATTCCAAGGTGATCAGGGTAACCAAGGGTTTCAAGGTGACCAAGGTAATCAAGGTTTCCAAGGTGACCAAGGTAATCAGGGTTTCCAAGGTGACCAAGGTAACCAAGGGTTCCAAGGTTATCAGGGTAACCAAGGGTTTCAAGGCGATCAGGGTAACCAAGGTGACCAAGGTAACCAAGGATTCCAAGGTGACCAAGGGTTCCAAGGGTTCCAAGGTGACCAAGGTAATCAGGGTTTCCAAGGTGATCAGGGTAACCAAGGGTTCCAAGGTGATCAAGGTGATCAGGGTTTCCAAGGTGACCAAGGGTTCCAAGGGTTCCAAGGTGACCAAGGTAATCAGGGTTTCCAAGGTGATCAGGGTAACCAAGGGTTTCAAGGCGATCCAGCTACTGTTACGCCAGGAGGAAGTTCTGGAGAATTACAATATAATAACGCAGGATCATTTGATGGAACTGCTGAATTCACATATAGCTCTGGTCAAATAAGCATCGCCCCATATGGTTCTTCTGCTGGAAATACTAGCGAACTTCGTTTTTTAGAGTTGGTGGCTAATGGAAGTAATTATGTTGGATTTAAAGCTCCTGATTCAATTTCTGCAAACACAATTTGGACATTACCACCTTCTGATGGAATAGGTGGACAGTTTTTAAGCACAGATGGTTTTGGTGAATTAGAATTTAAAGAAGTATTAAATTTTAGAACTAAAGTTAAAAATTCTACTGGATCTACATTAAGTCCAAAACAAGTTGTTTATGTAAACGGTGCAAGTGGTAGCACACCAACAGTAGCATTAGCACAAGCAAATACAGAGACTGATTCTAGTAAAACATATGCCCTTGTTGCAGAAACAATAAATCATAATGCTGATGGTTTTGTTGTAGCTCAAGGACTTTTAGAAAATGTAAACACTTCTAGCTTTTCTGCTGGAAATACATTGTGGTTATCGCCAACTACTGCTGGTGGTTTAACTACTACTAAACCAACTGCTCCAGATCATGCTGTATTTATTGGAACTGTAGTAAATGTAAGTGTTAATCAAGGTTCTATATTAGTAAATATACAAAATGGTTATGAGTTAGAAGAATTACATAATGTCAGCATTAATAGTGGAACTTTAGCTGATAATGATATTATTCAATACAATAGTTCTTCTAAAGTTTGGGAAAATGTAGCTGGATCAACATCTAGTATAAGTGAAGGCTCAAATCTTTATTACACAGATACTAGGGCTAGGTCCGCTCTTTCTGCTGGAACTGGTATTTCATACAATAATACGACTGGTGTGATAACTAATTCATCACCAGATCAAACTGTTGTTTTGACTGCTGGAACAGGAATTTCTACTTCCGGTACTTATCCAAATTTCACTATTACCAATAGTTCACCAGATCAGACTGTAACATTGACTGCTGGAACTGGCATATCGGTTACTGGTACTTACCCTTCGTTTACAATTACTAACTCGTCTCCATCTTCAGGTGGAACTGTAACATCTGTTGGCGTATCTGTTCCAACAGGAATGAAAGTTACAAATTCTCCGATTACATCTAGTGGAACAATCGCTATTGCGATGGATACTGGCTATGCACTACCAACTTCGGCAAGTCAGACCAACTGGGATTCCGCATATTCTGAACGCCGTCAATGGGATGGTGGCTCAACAAATTTAGTAGCTGCTACAGGAAGAACTAGTCTTGGTGGTACAACAGTAGGAAGTAATTTATTTACGCTAACAAATCCTTCAGCAGTAACATTTTTAAAAGTTAATGCAGACAATACTGTTACAGCAGAGTCTGCATCTACATTTAGAACTTCTATCGGTGCTGGTACAGGTAATGGAACAGTAACTTCGATTGCCACAAATTCGCCAATTACTGGTGGAACTATTACATCAACTGGAACAATAGGAATTAATTCCAGTTCAACAAATACTGCTTCATATGTAGTACAAAGAGATGCTTCGGGAAATTTTTCGGCTGGAACTATAACTGCTTCATTAAGCGGTAATGCTACATCTGCAACAAATATTGCTGGCGGTGGTGCAGGACAACTTCCATATAATACTGGCTCTGGTGCTACATCATTTCTTGCTGCTGGCACAAGTGGTCAAATTTTAAAAAGCAATGGAACTTCAGCACCAAGTTGGATGAATACTAGTTCTATAACTAGTGTTGGAACTTTAAGTGGATTAACGATTACTGAAACTGTAACAACAGACAATACTTTAACGATAAATGCTGTTGCATCACAAACTGGAAATTTAGTTATATTAAAAGATAGTACAACAGCAACTCTGTTTTCTATCGGTCCAACTGGTGCTACTACTATCAATGATACTACTGCTAGTACAACTACTGGTACTGGATCATTAATTGTTGCTGGTGGTGCTGGAATAGCTGGACAAGCTACTATTGGTACTCTTGTTGCTGCTGGATTATCTTATCCAACAGCCGATGGAACATCTGGACAAGTTTTATCAACTAATGGTGCAGGAACATTATCTTGGACTAGTGCTGCTGGTGCAAGTGCTGCTGGCTCTACTGGAGATATTCAATACAATGATGGTTCTGCTGGTTTTACAGCTACTTCCTCCTTTTCATATGGCTCATCAGCTTATGATCAATTAGCTCTTTACAGCAATAATGCTGCATTTGGTGTTTTTGGAATTTTTGGTGCAAGTGGTCAGACATACCCATTACTAGAGTTCAGAGATTATCTAGGAACTACTGTATACAGTTATTTTGATGCCACCGGAAATCTTTACCTAAATGCACAGACAGACATAAGATTTGCAGACGCTGATAGCAGCAATTATGTTGCCATGCAATCTCCAGCAACTATAGCCACCAATTACACATTAACATTGCCTACTACTGCTGGAACCAACAACTATGTTTTAAAAACAGATGGTAGCGGAAACTTAAGCTGGACAAACGGAATTACCAATTTGCTTGGCGGTGGTGCAGGACAGATTCCCTACAACACAGGTTCAGGAGCGACTTCATTTCTTGCTGCTGGAACATCTGGTCAGGTCTTGCGTTCTAACGGAACAGCAGCACCTAGTTGGGAAGTACAAGGATTATTTTCAGGTGGAAGATTGACATTAACATCTGGTACACCAGTAACAACTTCTGATGTCACATCAGCATCTAATGTCTACTACACACCTTATAATGGTGATAAAATAAGTTTATATAACACATCATCTTCTTCTTGGGTAAATTGTTCTTTCACAGAAAAAACATTAGCACTTTCAGGATTATCTTCTGGAACATTGTATGATGTATTTGGTTATTTAAGTTCTGGAACATTAGCATTAGACCCTCCAGTAGCATGGGGTACTACTTCTTCAAGAAGTTCTGCAATATCTTTTCAAAATGGTGTTTATGTAAAAACAACAGATTTAAGCAGAAGGTATCTTGGAACATTTAGGGCAACTGCTGCAACTACAACTGAAGATTCTGCTGCCAATCGTTACCTATGGAACAATCACAACAGAATTTTAAGGCATGGTTTTGTTACCGCTTTTTCACTTAATTTTGCATGGAGTGGTGCAAGTAGAGAATGGAATGGTGGAGCAAGCGTTACCAGACTTAATTTTATTAATGGACTTAATGAGTCTCCAGTTTTAATAACTGGGGTATTGGCTGTTGGAACCGGTGCTGCCGGATCAACTGCTCAAGCTGGTTTCGGATTGGATTCTACAACATCATTTTTTGGAACAGCTTATACTGATTCGCAAATCTCAGGATATGTTGTAAGAACTATTTCAACACATGGATATACCAGCAGTATTGGTTACCATTATGTAACCCCTATTCAAAACGCATCATCAACAGCAAATTGGTATGGAGTGAATTGTGGAATTGTTTTGTGGTGCTAGGTGAAACATGAATAACAATATGCAAATTTTGAACGAAAAAGTAATGGCAGTTTGCCCTATTGAAAATGTTTATTTTCAAGAAGATGGACTTATAGGAATAGTTTATAAAGACCCAGATATTTCCACAGACCAGCAAAAACAAGCTGCACAACAAGTTATTAGTGAATGGCCACTACAAGAAAAGAAACTTGAAAAATTGGCCAAGATTGATGAGGAATGGGAAGCTGCCATTGCTCAAGGTTGGAATTCTAATCAAGGATTTAGTCTTGGTTTATCAGCCAATGATGTGGCTCTTATATCTGGCGTATTCGCTCTTGCAAAAGAAGCTGCTGCTTTAAATTTGCCACTACCTCAAATTATAGCCTTAGATAATACAGCTATAAGTTTTACTTCTATAAACGAAATGGTACAATTATTATTACAGTATGGTTCTGCTAGGGCACAACTGTCAAGTGTGTTTGCAAGTAGAAGAAAAGCTGTTGAAAATGCCACAAGTATAGAAGAAATTGACGGTGTATAAAAATATAGATGATATTTATGCAGAAGCTGCTGCTGATCCAGAAGTGGCTCAATCTGTAGGTATGTTTTTATATGCAATTGATAAGATAGGTAAAAATAAAGGTATTCTATAATGGTGTATATAAATTTGCACAACTTCTTAAGAGGATAATCAAATGAGCGACCAATTTATTCAGTTAGTTGAAAGATTTGGCGTTTCTTTCTCATTTTTAGTGTTTTTTGTATGGTGTGCATATAAATCAGGCATGTGGTTGGGTGAAAAAGTTATTTTACCAATGCAGGAAAGGCATTTGGAGTTTTTAGATAAACTTGAAGCTGGAATAGAAACTGTAGTAAATACTCAGAATAAAAGCCTTGAAATTCTTAATCAAGTTCTTTTAAATACAAGAGAGATACAAGCTTTAAAAAGACAAATAAGGGAAGAAAATGAGCCAGCAAGAAGTTAATTTTGAGATTTTAGCAAACAGTGGCATTGTACAAATTTCAGAAAGCTTAATGCTTAATGAATATATTGTATTTGGTCATGTGTATTCTGATTCTACTATTTCAAGTGAATCAGAACAAAAAATAAATTATGAGGTTGTTTAATGTCTTATCAAGCTTCTATATCTTTAGATTTAGGCAAAAGATATATTGGCTTGACTAATTTAACAGCCACTTTAGTAGATACTAATGGAACAGATATAACATTACCTATATCAATAGGTTTTGTTGAAATAGGAAATGGTAATTATTTATGGACATATTCAGCTTATCCACAAAACTTTAGAGGTGGCGTTAAGTTTAAATCTGGAACTGAAATAATTGGTTTTTTAGCTATAAATCCAGAAGAATTAGAATATGTAGATGTCAAAGTAAGTACTAGGGCTGGTGCTGGTGGTGTTTCTGTTATAACCCAACAGAGTCCTGTTCCAGCAGACATAACAGAACCAATAGAGTTAAGATTAATAGATGATTATTTTGCTGCTGAAGGAAGGTCTATAGATTTAACATCTTCTCAATGGCCTACTTTATCAGGTGCTATTGTTCAGTTTATTATTGCTGGCAAAGAAACATTTACTAAAAACTTCACTATTATAAATGATACTGTTCTTAGACTAGAACTTTCTTCTGCTGAACTTGCTATTATAGGTGCTGGTCGTTGGTCTTATGAAGTTAAAGCCACTTTATATAATGGTCATGTATTAACGCTATTGGTGGCAAATATGATAATTGTTCCACCTTTTGGCGACTAAAATGGCAAATTTATTAAATAAAACTATAATTAAAAATGTTTTTTTGCAAAAAATATTAGATTCCAATTACATTCCGATTACAGATACTTTTACATTAGATGAAAGCACATATATAACTAATGCTGGTGTAATATTTATTGTAAGAGATATTTCAGTAAATATGACGGTTGTTTCTCCAACAGAACTTTCGTTAGTTTTGACTGAAAATCAATTACAACAAATGGGTTATGGAAGATGGTTTTTTGAAATAAGAGCTTTATTTCCTAACAACCATATTTCTACTTTATTTGTTGGTACGATAAAGATTACTCCTTTTGCTTGAGGTTATCTATGTTGTGGCAGTCAGAAATGACAACTTTGCTGCGAGTTTTGATAGATGATCTTTCAGCAAATCCAAATTATACTGATGGTAGATTAGTTCAGACATTAGCAGTTGCTGCACAAATTGTTATTACAGATATAGACTTTCCTGTAAACTATAGTGTTGATATTCAAGGACTAACAATAAGTCCAGATCCTACTGTTCGTAATGTATCTAGAGATGAAAACTTTATAAATTTAGTATGTTTTAAAGCAGCTTGCATTATTGAAAGATCTGAAGCAAGAACAAGTGTTCGTCAAGGCATAGCTATTAGAGATGGTAGTTCTTCTATAGATTTGCGTGGATCAATGGACGGCAGACTAAAACTTATTGAAAAAGGTTGGTGTGCCGTTTATGACGAAGCTAAATTAGACTATCAAACTGGTAGAAGTGGCGTTATAGCTGGAGCAGCTATCATAGCACCATTTAGAGTATTTGCTGGTTACAGTGATCAGACATACTATCCAAATAATCAAGGTGGAAATTCATATTTTAGATGAGGTGAGAAATGGCAGATTTAAATAGGATTGATGGTAGTGGAAATTTTGTTTATGGCGGTGCTTATATTCAAACTCCACCAGGAGTTGAAAGTACTGATAGAGGAACTTATCTTGGTGGTGCAAAAATATATCAAGACTTACCACAACCAGCCATAGAAGAAACTTTTGGCATTAATTATGTAGACGCTTCAACTTTTGGTACTTTAACAGATGGCTCTGGAACTATAACTCAAGCCAATGTGGCTCAAACTGTTTTTGCTGCAAGACCACAAAGAAATTATTTATTATTTGTTAATTTGTCCGATACAGTTATGTATGTAAATATAGATGGTGTTGCTACAGATACAAATTCATACCCAGTTCTTACTGGTGGTCAATTAAGTTTTGAAAGTGGTTTTATTCCAAATGGGGCTGTTAGTGTAATATGTGCATCTTCTGGAAAAGAATTTGTTGCAAAAGAGGGATAAGAAATGCCGTTAATTAATACTGGTTCTATAGGTGTTCTTTATAAGGGCACTTGGTCTTCTTCTGCATCATATACTGCAAACGATATAGTTGAATATAATTCATCTACTTATATAGCCATTCAGTCATCTACTAATCAAAATCCAGAAACGGCTTCTACTTATTGGGCAGCTTTTGGAGACGGTGCTACTGGTGCACAAGGAGCACAAGGAGCACAAGGTCGTCAGGGTTTTCAGGGATCTCAAGGATCACAAGGTTCCCAAGGATCAACTGGAACTTCTGGATCTCAAGGTTCGCAAGGTAATCAAGGTTCTCAGGGTTCACAAGGTTCGCAAGGATCTCAGGGTTCTCAAGGATCACAAGGTTCTCAGGGAGACAGAGGTTATACCGGTTCGCAAGGTGTTCAAGGTAGTCAGGGATCTCAGGGATCACAAGGAACACAGGGATCGCAAGGATCTCAAGGAACGCAGGGTTCACAAGGATCACAAGGTTCTCAAGGAAGTCAAGGTCGTCAAGGTAGTCAAGGAGGTCAAGGCTCGGCTGGATCTCAAGGTCTACAAGGATATCAGGGTTCTGAAGGTATAAGTGGTGGAACCAAATTTATTTTTTCTATAGTAAGTAATCAATTTGCCGTTGAAGGCATTTCTAACAATTCAGATCCAATAACTGTTTGTCGTGGACAAAAATTCTTTTTCGATTTTTCCGCATTAACATCTAACTTTGTAGCTATTAGAAATGGAGATGGTTTAACTACTAATGTTGCTGGAACTAGTTCTAATAATAATGAATCTTCTGGAAGTACAGGTCAAATCATTACTTATGAAATACCTTTAGATGCTCCTTCTAGCGGTATAGTTGTTCAATCAATAACTAATCCTGCAATTATAAGATCTATTTCCGTTACCGATTATACTGGTCCTCAAGGCAATCAAGGTGTTCAAGGTTTACAAGGATCTCAAGGATCACAAGGCTCTCAGGGTTTGCAAGGTTTGCAGGGTGGTAACGGAGTCCAAGGTGTTCAAGGATCTACTGGTACTCAAGGTTTTCAAGGTTCTCAGGGTTCTCAGGGTGTAGTTGGTGTCATTGGACCACAGGGTTCTACTGGATCTCAAGGTTTACAAGGTTCTTCTGGTAGTCAAGGCAATCAAGGTTTTACTGGTTCTACTGGACCACAAGGATCTCAAGGAAATCAAGGGTCTACTGGTAATCAAGGTTCTCAAGGCTCTCAAGGAGATCAAGGATCTACTGGATCTCAAGGAAATCAAGGATCTGCCGGAACTCAAGGTTCTCAAGGTTTTCAAGGTTCTTCTGGTCCACAAGGATCTCAAGGATCTACTGGTTCTTCTGGATCACAAGGTTCTCAAGGATCTCAAGGTCCAGTAGGAGTTACTGGTTCTCAAGGTGCACAAGGTTCTGCCGGTAGTAATGGTTCACAAGGCAGTCAAGGCAGTCAAGGTGCTGCTGGATCTTCTGGCCCTCAAGGATCTCAAGGTTCTCAAGGTGCTTCTGGAAATAATGGTTCCCAAGGATCTCAAGGTTCTCAAGGTGCTGCTGGAAATAATGGTTCCCAAGGTTCTCAAGGTGCTGCTGGTCCTCAAGGATCTCAAGGTTTTCAAGGTATCCAAGGTAATACTGGTATATCTTGGAAGGGTGATTGGTCATCTTCTACTAATTACTCTCTTAACGATGTAGTTTATTATGGTGGCACTAGTTATATAGCTATACTTGCAAGTACTAGTTCTTCTCCAAAACAGCCAGATTTAAATCCTTTATATTGGGCTACTGTTGCACAAGCTGGTGCTACCGGTGGTTCTAATGGACCCCAAGGATTTCAGGGTTTTCAAGGATTAACTGGCTTAACTGGTCCGCAAGGATCTCAGGGTAGACAAGGACTTGTTGGCTCGTCTGGATCTAGAGGTTTTCAGGGAGATCAAGGTTTTCAAGGTAACCAAGGAAGTCAAGGTTTCCAAGGATCTGCTGGAACAAATGGTACAAATGGATCTACTGGTCCTCAAGGATTTCAGGGGTCTACTGGAACATCTGGTTCTACAGGCCCACAAGGTTTTCAAGGTTCTACTGGTTTATCTGGAAGTTCTGGTTCTACTGGTCCGCAAGGTTTTCAAGGAAATGTTGGAACTACAGGATCACAAGGTTTTCAAGGTAATGCTGGATCTAATGGTTCTACTGGTCCACAAGGTTTTCAAGGTTTTCAAGGTGGTGCTGGGTCACAAGGTTCTCAAGGAAGACAAGGCTTAATTGGCTCTGCTGGCCCAAGAGGTTTTCAAGGTTTTCAAGGTTATCAAGGAGATAGAGGCGGAACTTTATATACAGTAACAAATAATTCTTCATTAATTGAAATACAAGGTCTTGGTAATACAGAACCGATCACAATTATAAGGGGTCAAAGATACTTCTTTGATTTCACATCTTCTCCAGAATTATTAGCTATTAGAACAGCGACAGGATCAAATTCTACTGTAGCTACAACTCAAAATAATGACCCATTAGCAGGAACTAAAAACATAGTTGTTTGGGATATTCCTATAAATGAATCTTCTACAACTTTGATACTTGAATCTACACAATCTTCAAAAAATAGAACCTTTACTTTGCGTGATATTTTTGGTGCTAATGGTTCTAATGGAACTCCAGGAACTCCAGGATCTAATGGTTCATCTGGTCCTGTTGGTCCAACTGGTCCAACCGGTCAAGCTGGCCAAAATGGTCCTACTGGCCCAACTGGCCCACAAGGATTTCAAGGTTATCAAGGATCTGCTGGAACTCCAGGACTAGCTGTGGTAAACTTTTATCAACAGCCTAGTAGGCCGTCAAATCCACCAAGCAATTCTTTTGCTGTTTGGTATGACACTACTAATTCTGTATTATATTTTTGGATAACTGATAATAACGGTTCTAATTGGGTATCATTCTCAGGAAACGCATATGCCTAATCCTAACGAATTGCCAGGAATTTCTAATCCTTCTAGAGATTCTTTAGTATATAGACAGCCCAATGAACCAAAAATAGTTGAAAGAAAAAGACCTGCTTTTTGGTATAATACAGCAAGCAATGATACATTTTTTTGGAATCCAAACTCACAACAGTGGATTCCTATTAAATCTATTAATTCCGCTCCGACTACTACAACAACTACCACAACGACATTAAGTCCTACTGCTGTATACCCAGATACTCTTCGTGTAACAGCTGGAATTCCCACATCTATTAGTTTAGATTCTTCTGGAAAATCTCTTATTTCAGAAAATATAGTATTAACTTTTACAAATTCTGGATTACCTTTATCACCAATAAAAGCAGTAGGCACATTAACAGTTACTTCTTCTAATAATAATTTTTTAATTAAAAATTCTTCTGGTGGAACATTTTCTAAATCTATATCCACAAATTCTACTTATACTATAGATGCTAATTCTTTAAGATTAGAATGGATAGGAACAGATCCATCTATTTTTGCGAATAATGCTAATATTATAGTATATTTAACATTTACTTTGACTTTAGATAATGCAGCACAAATATCTAATAGTGATCCAGATTGGTCACCAGTTACTGTTTTAAGACCAGGTTCTGTCGCTTCTCAAATTGTAGCTAGTATGACTAATCCAGCTACAATCGCAAATTCAAGCACACAACATGATCAATTAAGTTTAGAAGCATATGAAACATTTGTTAATACAAATAATATTTATATATCTTTTTTAGATGAAAATGGAGTACTTGCTAATAATTTTAATATGTCTGCTTCTAATGCAGTTACTGGAATAATTATACAAGTAATAGATAATGGCCAAAATGATTTTGTTGAAACATTTTCGTTTGGTTCTAGAGATGTAACTAATGGCGTGTCTTCAATACCATCATTTAAATTAACATTAGGATATATTTTAAGATCTTATTTACTAGACACAGTAAAAACTTCTATAAAACTTAGGCAAAACGGTTCTATATTCAATTCATTGCAAGACATTATTCATAATATACCAATTAATGTAAAGACAGCACCAACGACTACGACTGCTACAACCACAACTACCACGACCACTACAACTACAACCACTACAACAACAACTGTAAGACCTAATAATCCACCACAAAATAATGAATTTGCGGTATTTATAACATCTGAAGATTTAAACTATACAAGTAATTCAGCAGTATTAAAATTAAATGACTATAGATTTAATTTACATCTCAATGCTTCAACTTATGACACTAGACATAACTTTAAAACATCTAGTTATTACATTCCTCATAAAGACAATTCTAATAGAAATTTCAATTGGGATTTTGATATTATTGTAGGCAAGTTTGGAAACGGTATAATTTTAACATTTTCTAGTATTATAGAAAATAATTATTTTGGACCTCCATCAATAGGCTTTGTTCGATTAGATAAATATGATCTAAAAAATACTATCTTTCCACAGAACGAAAGACAGTTATATATACAAAATAGATTTTTATCTAATTTATATTCTGATAGTGCTGCCCCTAGTTCTTTTAATTCAAAATTTACTTTAAATACTTCAAAAATAAATGATTATTACAGTAATATAGTATCTTCTAATTCAAGATTTTATGTTTTATCAGGTGGTAGAAAAACATCTTCTAATACATATGCCGATGGAACGCATATAATCGCAACCGCTCCACAATACGATCCAAATTTATACAACTCAATTAAATCAGTTTTTATACCAAACTTTTTTGCAAATAAGAGTGTTCAGACAGATATTTTTGGATGGTCACAAGAACAAGTAGAAGGTGCTTGGGATGGTCAATGTGTATTATCTGGTAAATTATTTAATAACAATGAATTTTTAACAGGTTATTTTTCTACATCAAATCCTTCTGCGTCATTAGGACTAGTTAATACAGGAACATTTGTTGGTTTTAAATCCAATACTGAAGAAATAGAAGAAGCACAAACAAAATGCAGAACTTTAACACAAAATGCTTCTGGTTTTATAACTTATAACTTTGTAAAAATATTTGAAGATAAATATGACATTAAAGGTTCTATTTTTATTCATGAAAATCGTACTACCGAAATTATAAATGGAAACACAACCTTTGTTTCAAATTTCTTTGTAGCTACACCATTTGAATTTTATACATTTAAATATTTATTACAAAATAACGGTCTTCCATCAGGAACTGCACCAAGTATTTCTAAATTTATTCTTGAGCAAGGCGATGACAACGCTACAGATTATAAAATACTTTTGGATACCGATTATAATAAATGTAATTTGGAATATGTTGCATCTGATGCTGATTGGCACAGTTTGTATATTGTTTTGCGAAAACAATGTTATGAATTTTATGAACCTGGCGAAGCCGGAAAAAGCTTAACCGATCAGTTAAATGATGTGCTTTTTTTTGGTTCTCCAGTTGAATGTTTAAATATTATAAAAATACCATATATAAAACTTTTTGAACCTAATTTAACAGAACTTGGTGATCTAGGATTAGATAACTTTAAAATATCTCTTGTTTCAAATAATTTTTCTGTTCCATTAAAAACCGGCATAGAAACTGTTTTGCTTTATCAAACTCTTCCGGTTTATTTTGGAAATACTGATGATCAAAAATTTCCTTTTATGTATAGAAGTTTTAATAGTCCAACTAATAAAAATAACACTTCAATAATAGAACCTAAATTTGTTACAACTTTCAATAAATTTCAGTCAATTCCAAATTTTGAATTTTTAACAGAATCATGTTCTTGCGATGTGCATGTATTACAAAATAATTTTAATACAACTACAACAACTACTAGTTTAAATACCACCACAACTACTACGACAACAACGACAACAACCACAACAACGACTACAACAACTACTCAAGCACCTCCAGAGTGTTTTGGAACTTGGAAAACAGTAAAAGTTGAAAAAGCTACTTCTCCAAGTCCATATATTAAAAAAGGTTATTTATCTTCTATTGGTAATAATACAAATAAAACAGCCATTATTTATATACTTGGAAATTTAGAGACATTTTATAAAACAAATGACATTAATTTATTTGATACAGAAATTAGATATGATCTTTTTGATAATTTAGGTTATAACTTAATAAACACACCAAATAATTCTAGTTTTAATACGCCTATTGATATTAATTTTAATATAGAAGCTGTTTTAAACACAGATTCTTCTATGATTATTGCTCCAAGTATTTTACCTCCAGAACAATTAATTTTTGAAACTTCTGAAGAATATGTAGTTTCTGTTACAAAAAACTATTTTTTAACTAAAAACAACAATGTATATAAGTGTTATTTTGGAAGTGGTAAAATTTTTGAAGGTACATTTAATGGAGATGCTTATTTAGAACCAATTACAAATAATAGTGATATTTTTATATTATCAACAAGTTCATCGGATGATGTTTATGTTAAAAAAGGAAATTCAAATACATTTATAATAGCTCAAAACCAAGGCATAACACTCAAATCCACTTACAAAAGAATAGATTTTGATTCTTTGCATTATTTAGCAATAGATAATAATGGTAATCTTAAAGTTTCATATCCAAATAATTTTACTCAGTGGCAATCAGTAATAATAAATAATATTAATGCTAATGCCCCAGTAAAATTTATAGATGTAGTTTCAAATGGAATAGGTGCGATAGCATTAACTGATAAAAGATATATATATTTTACATTTGATAGTTTTAATTGGCATGAATATGATCTCGGTGAAGACTATTTATTTCATAACATAGAATTCTTTCCAAAAAATGAAAACACCGATACCGATAAATTTGTAATAACCAGTTTCTTTAATGGCAATGCTCATGTTCACCATGTTGAATGTAGTAGTATTACTCCTCCGACTACGACTACTACAACAACCACAACAACTACCACTAGTACAACTCCATGTCCAAGTTGGAAATCTGTTTATAACGAAGCTTTAGATTGTTTTGATTGTGTTTGTGAAGTTGATGGAAGTGGAATATACACATCTCAGGAAGAATGTGAAACTGCTTTACAGGCAGCTTCTTTAGCTATCTGTACAACTACCACTACCACTACTACAACCACTACTACAAGTGCACCTCCTACACCATGCGATTTAGCTAAAGCAGAATTGACATCAACTTTTCAATATTGTTTTAATTTAAATAATTTATCTAAACCAGCAAATAATTGTTGTCCTGAATTAAATTTATTTTTAAATTATTATAAACAATATAGTACTAGTCCTTATACTGGAATTTATGTAACAGATTTGCCAGATGGAAGATTTGAAAAATTAACATCTAATGATTTTATTACTAATAATGATCCAACTTTATATTATTTTGCTTATAAACCAATTTCTATTTTAACAGATCCATTAACCAATGAATATCCACCTGAAGAAACTGGTCCATATTATGACTTTTTAAAAAGTTGTAACATTCCAAGAAAGTGTCTTTTCAACTTAAACACAAAAAGATTTATAAACACAAGTATTATTTTAAGAGGTTTTTCTTCTAGATCAAATATAAATATAGGTCTTCATTATATAACTTGGCAATTACAACTTTGGTTTGATACACAGGAAGAATATCAATCTGGAGGAACAACATTTTATTTTTGGAAAAAATCATATCCACAATTAAATGATTCACAAAAACAAATAATCGATCAACTTTCAGGAACAGGCTCTATATTTAAAGATGAAAGATTTGTTCCTATAATAATTAGAAATCCAAGTCAAAAACAATATCTTAATTCTGTCGTATTGAATAGAGATCCTTGGCATGCAAGTCATGGTTGTTTAGTTGGTATAGTATTTTATGATAAAAATATAAAAGAAATTGTTCCTTATCAAAATGAAGAACAACAAAAAGCTTTTATATCTAGGTGGGAATGTTCTTTTAAACAATTACCTTATGGAAGATCGCTTTTAAAATATGGTTATATTCAACCAGAATTTTATGTTCATGAATCAACTTTGACAAGACAAAATTCAAATCCGATTTTCTATGTTGCTGCAAGTTATAATCCTAAAAACCCTCTTTCTATATACCAAACATTAGATGCATACTCTATAGGAAATATATATAATATCAGAGGTATGTTAAAAGAAATAAGGCATATAGGCGGAACAAATATTGAATATAATAATACCACAAGAATTACATTAGAACCAGATTGCACAGGTTTAATAACAACTACTACAACAACACCAAATACTCAAACAACAACAACAAAAATAAGTATTAATCGTCCTCCATTACCTCCTGTTGTAACTACAACCACGACTACAGCTACTACAACAACTACAGGGCCGGGAGGAACAACTACAACCGTTGGTCCTTCTGGTACTGCTCTTAAAATGCCCGATGGAATTACATTTAGAAATGGTAAAATCTATATAACTGTTGGTGGTTATGTAAGAAAAGTTATTGAAAATGACATTGGCGATCCAGTAAATAATTCTGGTGGTCCAGTTATGTCGAATACCGTTTGTTATTGGAACTACTCACAAAAAGAAAAGGGTAGAATTGGAAGATCTTGGTTAAGATTTACTCAGTTAAAACATTCAGTTCATGGAACAAATATTCACGATATTAGAAGTCCCGACAGAAGTGATACATCTTATCTTTTTAATTGCGGTGATTTTCCAGCACAAAATAATCCAGATTTTGGCGTTGTGTTACCATCAATATCTGCGTCTGCAATGGGATTATTAGAGGCACAAAGAAATTATTTTGCGTTAACAAATGTTTTAGCTAATAGCAATGTTTTTCCAGTTCCTCATTTAGATGCTACAAATTGTAGAAAACCTTCTTATCCAATCACTGATTCATTAAATATAAAAATTGATGAACACATAAAAACTGGTTGTAAAACAAGTAAATATACAACCCCAGAAGGCTACACATTTTCTGCACAAACAGCTTATTTTATATTAAGTCCTGCTTTTACAAGAAGAGGTAATGAAGAAGATGGTTATTCTAATTTCTTAGTTGTAACTTTTAATACTATTGGTTTTTATAACGATCCATATGAGCGTGGTTTTCTTTATGGACCAGACCCATACTATAGAGGTTCTGTAAATATATCTGGAGATACTGGTTGGTTACCAAATTTCGTAGCTGGTGCAATTTGTAATCCAAGATGTGAGGTTTATTATCCAGATCCAGAATCAGAAGTTGGTTTACATAGATTTAAAAATGGAACTATAGCACTTATAGGTAATCATAACACGCTTGAAATAGGAAATATGTTAAATGGAACTAATTCAGCTGTTAACTTTGGTTTTGGACCGTGTTTGTTAAAAGGTCTTTGGTTAAATAGAAATAACGGAAGCAAGTTTATTGATAGTGCTGCTAGTTTAGTTGGACAAGCATGTTCTTCTTACTTTCATGGAAAAGAAACAGATCCTAAAAAATATTTTTCAATAAATAAGCCAAATGAATTATATAACGAAGGCGATTATGTTCCGCTTGTAGGCCCATTCAGTAGTTCAAATATGAGTGGTTCATTACAACAAGCTATTCTAGAAAAGAATGGTCCTTGTGGTGAAAATCTTATTGGATTTAATGGTTCTCCTTCAGCTATGGCAGAAGGTCAGGGCATGGTTATTAGTGCTGCTCAATGGGGAGAATTATTAACATCTTTATCTAATATAGCACCAGTTACGCAAGCTGACATTATGTCTCATTGGTCAGCAAACATTAAAAATGTTGATCCATTCATGCTTTCTTATGGAAAATGTACAACTGTTTCAAATTTTAATAATTTAACTTATAACTTACAAATAGATCCTGCGACTGGAAGACCTTATGTAGATGAAGATGGAAATCCTACTGGAGAAATAGTTCCTTCGCAAGATTTAGCAAATCCAGAAGGTGCTGAAGATCCAGATGATAATTTTAATTCTTCTGCTTTAGCTATTAACCCAGACAGTCCTTTGGTTAAACCAGAACCATATGCTGTTGGCCCAGGTGTTATTGGTACTAATTCTACAAATCCTGTTACTGGTCCTACACGCCCACAACCACCAAATCCATTACCAACCGGAACTAATCCTGTTAATGGATCATGTCCACCAGGAGAAGAAGTATATACTTTTTATATAAGAGGTGTTTATGGAATTATAACTAATATAGTTAATAAATGTTGTAAATCTATACTTATAAATACAGCTTGTGGAATTAAAAAAATATGTGAACATGCTATTTATGGAGGAACTCCAGGTCTTTTAGACTGTTTGCCTCCAGGACCAGGACCAGGAGGTTTTGGCGGTGGATATGGTTATCCAGGCGGTTTAGGCGGATTAGGTGGTTTAGGAGGTCTTGGTTTAGGTGGTGGTGGTTTTGGTGGTGGTGGAGGTATAGCTGGAGTACCACAACCAGGCAATCCAGCTGTAGTTGTAGATAATTTAAGGCGTGGTAATGAACCAAAACCTCCTTGTGTTCAAAGAGATTATAATGGACAAAAATTTGCAACTCCTCCTTACACAGATACAAACATAGATAATTTTGGAGGCAAACTTGAACCTTGTAATTTTTGTAAATCAAATGTTAAAAATGCTTTGGTTAATGGTGAAGTTGTACAACAACCAAAAGAAGTTGGTTTTTGTGCACAAATGACTATTAAATACAAAACATACATAGATGAAGATGGATGCTTGCAATCTATTCCAGGAAATTCATTAGATACAGTTAATGTAAATGTCAAAGGAGAGCAAAAACAATATCAAGTAACCGGAGAGCAAAACATCTCTAAAGATATTTGTTTTTATAGTATACCAGGCAAAAACCTTACGGCAGAACAAGCTTATTTAGATTGGGCAACTGGAGAGTTTAATGGCAAGCCAAATAAACCACCTTATGTTGCAGCAGGACGAAAATAATGTTAAACAACAAAGTTTATAATTTAACAGCTGGATTTTTCTTTACAGATCCAAGATTCAATTGGAGATCACAAAGTCCATCTTGGCTTTTTTTAAAAAATAAAAATTTAAATTTTAACCCAAGAGATTTTAATCATCAATTTTACTACGAGTTTCCACAGACAAAACAGTATATAAAAAATTCAAATTATGGAAAATCAAATGTCGATATTATGATTTACGATCAAAATTTTTCATCAGGACATCCTATTGGTTGTTGTCCAGAGGAATTAGTTAAGGAAGTCGGATTTAAAACAAGTATTTATTTTAAATTTTATTATTTAGAAGAAAAACCTTTTTTATACATATCATTTTTATATGAATGTAACGCAGGAAAAGATCCAAAAAGTAAACAGTACTATTATACATTAGGAGATCCAAGTTTAGAAAAATTTATTAGTGCTTCAACTAATGGTTTTCCTTTTGATAGATGGAAAAGTTTGACCGATTTAACAAATGTAAACTATTTAAAGTTTGAACTACCAGAGGGAATTCCTTTGGGTGCACATAATTGTTATACAGGTTCAATTGACAAAAGAAACCTAGAAGTAAGAAACCCAATAAATTTTGACGCAGCTATTTTTAACGGAATGGAAAAAGGGCCGAAATGGAGTTATTTAGAAACTGCACAATTACCAGAAACAAGAGTTCAAAATTTTGGGTTTGCTGATCATGAATTGTCTTATCAAAACACTGGACCTAGATATTTTTATGTTTTTGCAAATTATGAACCTCCAGGAACTATATTAAGCGATTTAAAGGGGAACTAATATGCCTTTTCCTATAAATCCAGTTAATGATGATATACATGTAATTGGAAACAAATATTTTAGATACAAACAAGATATTGGCTGGGTACAAGAAGAACCTACCAATTTTTTTGCACAACCAGATCGACCAACTCAAAATATAGATTCTTCAAGAATAGCAATTTGGTTTGACGAAGACGGTGGTGTTATTTATTTTTGGGAAAACAATAATTGGATACCATACTTTTCGACTAAATGTACATGAGGTTAAAATGCCTTTTCCAATTAATCCACAAGAAAATGAAGTTTATGAAGTAGATAACAATCTATTTATTTTTAGTAATTTTAATGGGTGGAAAAGAATTGAAAGAGAAAGAATATTTAGAGCACCAACAGCACCAACATTAGCCGATAAACAAGGAGGGTTGTGGCAAAACACATTAAATAATATTATCTATATTTGGCGTGATAATTTAAGTAAGTGGATTCCAATTCTCCCAAATTGCCAGTTATCTAATGTAATATATCCATCTTATATGAAACTTTATCATAGTAATTATACAGATTTAGTCACTAAGGTTTTACCAAAAACCATTAATAGTTTACCTTATGAAAGACCTATTAACGGAAGGATTCCTTCAGAGTACGAAGTAGAAATAAATGGGCCAGCTAATTATCCAACCGAAGGATTTATAACTTACTTTTTTCAATTTTTTGATAAAGAAGACAATGTTATTTCATTAAGCAATACCAGTTTCAGCTGTTCTTGGCACTCATCAAATAATAGTGCTACTTTTAAACCAACATTATACACATCTTTTGGTGCTGTTACTTCTGCAAACAAATGGGGAATACCAGCTGCTGATAAAGTTTATTATTTAACATTACAGTATGATAATTTAGGATCATCTGGTTATTTTAAAATATTACCACAGGAATCTTATTTAAATCCATCCACATTCAATATTTTAATTTCTCACAATAGCATTAATAATTTAAGCATAATGAATAGTATTCCAGCTGCACATCACCCATTTAGAGCTTCTCCGACAGGAATATTTGGTTATACAAATACAAGAGCTAGAAGTATACCAGCCAGACTTAATGCCGTTATTTATCCACAAAACTCACAAATACAAAAAGCTGGCGAACAATTTACTATTCCAATAGTTATAGAAGCTGTAACTGGATATGACAATGTTTATGACAATGGAGATAATTTTACAGGATCTATAGTTAATGTTCCTGCTGATGGTCAAGCCAATATGACATATCAAAATATTACAGGAACAATATCAATCAGTGTTGCTGGAGTTGAAAATATTTATGGTAATCCAACGGTTTCTCTTAATGGAACAACTACCGTTACTCCAACCGATGGCATAGCAGTGTTTAAAGATTTATCTTTGAGTTTATCTGGTAATTATGGAATAAATCCAAATCAAATAGCTGTAGCAAATTTAAGTGTAACTTCTACTGACACTAGATTTAGATCAAGACCCATTAAAATATACTGGACAAAATAATGGCAAAAATATTTTCATTAACTGATGATATTAAACAAATAGCGGAATTCGCCATAGATGATCTTATAGATCAACTTGGAAAAACTTGTAGACTTATATATCCACCTATTGCTTCTCCTTGCGTAAACTGTCTATTCGACCCAATAGGAAATAAATCTTCCAATACATGGACTAATGGTGGCCCAATACCGTTTGAAAATGGATCTACATGTCCAATGTGTGATGGCAGCGGTTTGCATTTTAATTCAATGACTAAGGATATAAAAGTTTTAGTAGCTAACTCTCCTAAAGATTTTTTTCAAAAACTTCCAGCACATATTCAATTGCCAGACGGAAGTATACAAACAAAAGGCTACATGAAAGATCTTCCTGATGTTTTGCAAACAAGAAAGATGGTCTTTCAGTTAGATATTGAAGGCTTAATTAGATATACATATGAACTTTTGGGCGAACCTATAGATCAAGGTAATATAGTGCAAGGCAAATACTGGGTTGCTAACTGGACAAGAGTTGGTGCTTAGTTATGGAATATAAATGGTCTATATCATTAGACGGCAAAGAACTTGAAAAAGGATTAAAAGAAGAACTTAGAAAAATCACATCTAAGTATATAAGTGATTTAATTAAAAGAATAAGACCTTCTATAGTTAGCATAATAGATTATTACATTAAAACTGCTCCAGAAGCTGAATCTTTAACTGATCTTAGGGGGCGATTAAGATTAGATCTTGGTGTCGAAAACCCAGAAAGTATTATTCCTACTATAGCCAGTTATATAACTAGTAAAATTAACTTTGTTAAAAAAGATGCTACTGCAAATTCTTTGGGCGGAATGGCACTTTATTTATTACGCAGAGAAGGTATACAAGGAGTAGCAGATCATCCATTGGGAAGTTATGAGTCTAAAGCAGGAACAATACCTTGGTTGAGGTGGTTATTATTAGAAGGTTCTGGCATACTTATACAGAATTATGAAGTTAGATATTATAACTCTATACAGAAAAACTCACGAAGTAGATTTGCCCTTATGGTTCAACCGACAACTATAGCAGCTAGAGTTAAATATTCAAAATTTTACGATGGCGGATACTTTAAAGGTGTAGATGGTTTTAATATTAGCCCAGAGTTTAGCGGAACAGAAGAAGATAATTGGATAACTAGGTCTTTTGATCGGGCTATACCTCAGATAAATGAAATTATTAATAGAGAGGGTAGATTTTCATGATAACTGAATTTAATGGCGTAAATCATTATGGCCAGCCATTAGCATCTGAAAATTTAGAAACATCCCTCACTTTTTTTGCACAATGGGCGATGTTAAATATTGGAGCTTTCTCTAATAATAGAATTAATAATAATCCTAGTGGCATAGCTTCTCATTCGGCAGATCCTTCTAGATTAAGAATGGCTAGAGATCCAAGATATGCTTCTGGAAGAGTTTGGGAAGGCGTTAGATCTGATTGGGTTTGGGAAACAGGTATTAGTTATACAAATCAGCCAATTAATATAAGCGGTGTTTATGTAAATAATAATTTTATACCAGTCAGTCAAACTGGTGCTTCTGGTTACAAAATATCATATCCAGAAGGAAAAATTATCTTTAATTCACCAGTAGCTTCTGGAAGTAAAGTCCAGTGTGAGTACTCTAATAGAAGCGTTAAGATTTTAAAAGGAAATCAACCTTGGTTTAATCAATTAGTTTTTAATAGTTATAATGCAGCTGATCCTCAATTCTTACAAAATGGATCTGGAACTTGGGATGTTTTGTCTCAAAATAGAGTGCAATTGCCAGCTATGATTATTGAGGCAATGCCAAAAGTTAACTTTTATCCATTAGAATTGGGCAATTTAAGCAGAAAACATCAACAAGAAGTAATTATAACTATATTGAGCGAAACATCTTATGATCGTAATCAAATACATGACATAGTTACATATCAATGGCAAAAACGAATTATGGGCGTTGATAGGTATAAATTGGTAAATGATAAGAAATACCCATTAAATTATGACGGTTCTGTTTCTAGTAGCGGAATTCAATATCCAGCTATGGTTAGTGGCGATTATGCTTGGAAACAGATTAGATTTGAAAATGTTAAGTCTAGAGAGGTTCTTTTGCCATATCCATTAGTTGGATGTGAGATAAGATTAACTTGTGAAAGTGATTTGCCTTAAAATGTCAATTTTGGTGTAACTTTTATATAGGTAATTACCTAAACTGCTTAGAGGAGAATAACCGTGGCAAATAGAAGAATGTTTTATGCTGTAGAAGCACTCAGCATCTCTCCAGATGCAACTGACAATTACGCATTCGTACATGGCGTTCAAAGCGTTGGTATGAATACCACTTTTAATCTTGAAAACATTTTTGAACTTGGCCAACTTGCTCTTTATCAAATCGTTGAAAATGTTCCTGATATTGAGATCACTGTTGAGCGTGTTCTTGATGGAACTGCTCCAGTTTATTGCTTGGCAACTCAAGAAGGTGCTGACTCAACTTTGGTTGGTCGATCCAATGCCAAGTGTAAAGTTGCTATGCAGTTTTATAATGACACTCAGGGTTTAGCTAGTGGTACTCCACTTTCTGAAGTTATTGTTTCTGGTGCATTCGTAAGCCAGATTTCTTATAAGCTTGCAACTGAAGGAAATGCTACCGAAAGCGTGACTTTAGTGGCTAATAACAAGAAGTGGCATAGAATCACTGCTAGTGACGCAAGTTATTTTACAGGTTATACACAAACAACTGCTGATGGAACTGGTCTTGGTGCAGAAGAAAAAGCTACTGACAATAATGCCAGTGGTGTTAATCGTAGGCAGCATATTGTTTTTGCTTCTAGCTTGCTTCCTTGCAACAGTGGTGCTACCAAAAAAGGTGGTATTCCAGGTGTTAGCAGCAATGGCGTTAATGAAATTGATACTGCTCTTGGTTGCTTTAGAGCTAGTGTTCAATCTGTTAGCGTTAGTGCAAATCTTGGTCGTGAACAGATGCTTGAATTGGGTCGTAAGGCTCCTTACTTCCGCTATGTCAAGTTCCCTGTTGAAGTTACCGCTGAGTTTGAAGTTATGAACAAAGTTGGTGACTTAGTAGAAGCCGACGAAATTGAAGATAACATTACTGATCAATCTATTAAGCTTGTATTTGAAGAAGGTCTTGCAGTAGATCTTGGAACTAGCTGTAAGTTGACTTCAGTAAACAATGCTGGCGGTGGTGCTGATGGCGGTAACGGAACTGTTACTTATAGCTATCGTACCTTCAATGATTTTACTGTAACACATCCATCAGATCCTATGTAATAATTTGGAAAACTGATTATAATAAAACCAAGGGGGTTAAAATCCTCTTGGTTTTTTTATTTTAGGAGGACTTTTGGACGAACTATTAATAGCTAGGATTATAGCTGGATTTATAAGATTTAATTACAAAGATAAAATTTATTTAATTAAACATCCAGAAAGACACGATAGATATATAGCAGAAGAGATATATCAAGAAGCATTAGTTGATGCTAGTGTAGAAGGTCTTTATACAGATCATGAAATTAATGATATGTTAATAGAACATGGTATTTGGAATGATGAAAAAGAAGAACTTCTTGAAAAACTAAATAAGGAAATAGAAGAACTAAAAGTTAATTTATATAAAAATTTTTATAAAGACAAAGAAAGTGCTGTCATTAGGAAAGTGCTTCTTGTTGCAAAAATAGATCGTGTTAATTTATTTTCAGAAAAATATTCGTACATACATATAAGTGCTACTGGTTATGCATCTACTTTAAAAACTAAATATTTAGTTGGCAGTAGTTTATATCATCAATATGGAGATAGGGTTTTTACCAAGTCTTCTTTTTGGAAAAACAGAAGTGATTTATTAGATGAGGCGGTTGTTTTTTATAATCAAAGTAAATTGGGTGATGAAAAACTAAGACAACTAGCTAAAAGTTCTGTTTGGAAAAGTTATTGGAATGTTAAAAAATCTGAAAGTTCCATTTTTGGAATACCTATCATTGATCTAGATGACGAACGGAGATCCTTAATAACTTGGAGTCAATTGTACGATAATATAGCTGAACATCCAGAAGTTCCACCAGATGATTTAGTTCAAGATGATGATGCTTTAGATGGATGGATGATATCTCAAAAGAAAGAAAGAGATTTAAAGAAGGGTCAAAATTCAGTAGATAGTTCATTAAGTGACAAAGTTAAAAATTCTTCAGAAATTTTCATAGTTGCTCATTCACAAAAAGAAAGAGAGCGGATAGAATCTATGAATACTCCTGAAGTTATGGCAATTAAAAGATCTAGGCAAAAGACGATTTTGGAAAAGGGAGAAGTTACAGATCTTGAATTTGCCGATGTTAGGCGTGATGTTCAATTAAAGAAAAACTCAATGTGAGAGGAAAACATGGGAGTTTACGATAATTTTGAAAAAGCGTCTAAGATCAATAAGGAAGACGAAAAAAAGTTAACTCAAAAACATTATTTTTTGTCTAAGGATAAATTAAAAAAAGTCTCTAAAACAAAAATGCGAACATCGTTTATAGGTGCTCTTTCTGCTGTAGAAAAACATTTCAGTGAACTTTGGGAGATTTTCCCAGACGATGAAGAAGATTTAATTGCTGATAAAAAGTTCTGGAAAAATGTTTGGGAATTGTGTAGAGCAGAAATATTAAATAACGGAAATAATCAGCTTAGGGCTATGGAAGCTGAGATAGACCAATACTCTGTTTCTTGGGATGGTTACACTCGAAATTTTTCTAAAGGAGGATCGTCATGAGTGCACCTGACAATAAGAGGACTTTTAAAGTAACGCTTGATAATAAGGAAGTTGAACTTGCAGTTCAGCGTCCAACTGTCAAGCAAAAGCAAGAAGGACAAAAGGTTTATAATAAAGCCTTTCGTGATGCCGTTGAGTCCGGCGGTATTCTTCGTGCTAAAGTAGAAAGCGTTATGCGAGAGCAGAAGCTTTGGGATGATAATAAGCAAAAACAACTTCGTGATCTACAGGAAAAGATCGCCGAGTCTGAGCGAAAAATTAAGTCTGGCGGTATTAAGCTTAGTGAGGCAAAAGAAGTAGCCCTACAGATGAAGCGTTATAGGGCCGAACTACGCACACTTAATTCTGACCGTATTGGCCTTGATAATAATACGGCTGAAGGTCAGGCAGACAACGCCCAGTTTAATTTCTTTGTTTCGGCATGCACTGTATTTAATGATACTGGCAAGCCATACTTTAAGTCTTATGAGGACTTTCTTGCAAAAGAAATTGATCCAGCTATCGGGCCAGCAGCTTCTAACTTGGCTATGATGCTTTATGGAATTGACCCAGATTATGAAAAGCGTCTTCCAGAAAACGAATTCTTGAAGAAGTATAAGTTTGTTGATGATCAGCTAAATTATATTGATAAGAAGGGCCGTAGAGTTGACTCTGAAGGCCGTCTTGTTAATGAAGATGGTCGATATATCAACGAAGACGGAAAACTTGTTGATATTGAAGGAAATTTAGTGGATGAAGAAGGTAATTATATTGTTGAATTCACTCCATTTTTGGATGATGAAGGCAAGCCAATTGAGGAAGATAAAGAATAAAAAATTGGTGTAATATTTAATAGGATAGTCTAATGGGAGCAGTCTTTTCTTAAAATAAGAGATTGCTCCCTTTCTTTTTATAGAGGATAGCAATGGCCTTTAATATTACAGCTATAATGAATGTTGCCCTAGCTTCTGGGGCAGCTACTAAGATATCTAACGATTTAAATAAACAATTAGGAAATAAAAAGGTCAATATTGATTTGAATATGGCTAATGCCGATTCAATCAAAAGAATTAAAGCTGACATTGAAGGTGCAATCACATCCGTAGAAAGCTTTGGTCGTCAAGCTGGTTTGGCAGCAAAAAGGTTTGGTGCTTTTAGTTTAGCTGCTGGATCTATGATTTCATTATCTAATGCCATTAGAAAAGGTACAGAAGAGGCTATAGATTTTGATCGCCAGATGGTTAAGTTGGTTCAGGTTTCTGGAGATACTGGTTCTGCCATTCAAGGTGTTGTTGATGAAGTAACTAGACTATCTACATCTTTAGGCGTTTCAAGCAAAGATTTAATTCAAGCAGCTGTAACATTAAAACAAGCT